CCGGCCCGGCAGGCGCCGACGGCGTGACGCCGACGATCGGCACGAATGGAAACTGGTATCTGGGCGAGACCGACACCGGGAAGCCGTCGCGCGGCGAGAAAGGCGATAAGGGAGACAAAGGCAATCCCGGCGCAAAGGGCGAACCGGGCGAGACTGGACCGCAAGGACCTACGGGTCCGCAGGGTGAGACGGGGCCTCAGGGGCCAACGGGTCCGGCCGGAGACAACGGCGCGCCAGGCGCAAATGGCGTGACGCCGACGATCGGCACGAATGGAAACTGGTATCTGGGCGAGACCGACACCGGGAAGCCGTCGCGCGGGGAGAAGGGCGACACCGGCGCGGCCGGAACGACATTCACGCCGTCGGTCGCTGCGGACGGGACGCTCAGCTGGACGAACGACGGCGGGAAAACGAACCCGGACAGCGTCAACATCAAAGGCCCGCAGGGCAATCCGGGCGAAAAGGGCAACCCAGGAGAGACCGGCGCAAAGGGCGCAGACGGCGTGACGCCGACGATCGGCGCGAACGGCAACTGGTATCTGGAAGATACAGACACCGGGAAGCCATCGCGCGGAGAGAAGGGCGACAAGGGCGATCCCGGCGCGCAGGGGCCTGCGGGCGCAACGCCCGTCAAGGGGACGGATTACTTTACGGCGGAGGATAAGGCCGCGCTGGTGCAGGACGTGCTTGCCGCGCTGCCAGAATGGACAGGAGGAAACTACTGATGGCATTGGATAAAGCAGTAGATTCCGCGCAGCTGAACGCCGACCTGACGGCGGTTGCGGACGCCATCCGCACGAAGGGCGGCACGTCCGCACAGCTTGCGTTCCCGGATGGGTTCGTGAGCGCGGTGCAGGCCATCGAGGGCGCGCCCGACTTGCAGATCGTCGTCACGACTAGCGCGGGCGCAACCGTTACGGCTACGAAGGGCAACAAGACGGTTTCTGGGACGGCGGATGCGAGTGGAAACTGCACGTTGATAGTCGACGAGGTTGGAACATGGACGGTAACAGCAGCGACAGCAGGCACAACAGAGACGGCAGATGTTGTGGTTGGAGTAAATAACGTTGACTTGTCTAGAGTCGACCCCGTGTTCGGAAATAACAGCTGGGCTGCAATTATTAAGGCCTGTCGAGAGAAACAAGTTCCCAACACATGGAACGTCGGCGACAGATGTAACATGACAATCAACAACAAGACCTACGCAATCGACATTATCGGCAAGAACCACGATGACTACGCTGACGGTTCGGGCAAGGCTCCGTTAACGTTCCAGATGCACACGTGCTACGCGACAGAGTACAAGATGAATAACTCTGACAGCAACACCGGGGGCTGGGCAGACTGTCTGCTGCGGACGACTGGTGGTTTCAAGACGATCAAATCGAAAATGCCGGCAGAGGTCGTGGCTGCAATGAAGGAAGTAGTAAAGAAGACTGCAGCCGACGGCTACGACTCGACTATCAACACAACGAAGGATACAATGTTCCTGCTGTCGGAGATCGAGGTCCAGGGCACGCGGACGCATTCTAACGCGGGCGAGGGCACGCAGTATGAGTATTACAAGACGGCGGCCAATCGAGTAAAGAACGACACGACGTGGTGGCTGCGTTCGCCGAGGGCTAGAAGCTCTACCTGCTTCTGTGGAACTAGATTCGACGGTACGGCAGAATGGTACGTCGCGTCCGAAACGAATGGTGTTGCGGCAGCGTGGTGCTTTTAAGGAAAGGAGAGACGGGGAGAGGCAATGATCTATCTGAAGGTACAGGAGAATGAATATCCGGCATACATCAGCGGAAGGCTGATCGACCGCGACTGGGACGGGCGCGCGTCCAAGTCCATCACGCTGACCATGACGCACGCGAAGGCCCGATCACGGATCACCGCGACGGGACGCTGACGGTCAAGGCAGAAGGGAGAACACCATGGACACCAAGACTATCATCGTTACCCTCGTCTGCGCCGTCCTCGGCTCGTCCGCGCTGACGACGGTCGTCAACGCCGTCGTCAGCGCGATACAGAAAAAGCGCGGCAAGGCCACGACGCAGGAGGCGCACTTAGCCGAGATCGACAAAAAGCTCGGGAAAATGCAGGAGCATCAGGACGAGCAGTATCTGGCGATCCTCCGGCTGACCATCATGTCAGAAGAGATGCCAATGGCCGAGCGCCTGATCGCCGGAGAGAAGTATAAAAAGATGGGCGGAAACGGCGACGTAAAAAAGTTTTTGCACCAGCTGGAGGCGCAGTGCGAACATAGCAGTGCGCAATAAATTAGGAGGCAGATATGCGGGTAAAAGGCAAGTGGAGCAAGGGCGAAATGGCGCGAACCATTGTTGTGTATCTGCTCCAGCTCATCACAACGGTAATTGTCTGGGCCTGCGCGCTGAAAACCGTCGCCGTCCTAATTGCAGTTATACGCAGCCCGGAACTCGGCGCGTCGGTCGACCTGTCCGACGTGCTCGGCTTTACCGGCTGGGCAACCATCACAGAGCTTGGCCTGCTTGCCTTCAAGCGGGTTTTTGCAAAGAAAAATGAAACAGTCGAATAGCGAAAGGAGTAATTACTTATGGACTACACGCAAATCATCTCGGCAGTGATCGCGCTCATCAGCGCGCTCGTCTCGGCGTTTCTGATCCCGTGGCTTAAAACCAAGATCGACGCGGATAAGCTGCAAACGCTCCGCACTTACGTCGAGATCGGCGTAAAGGCGGCGGAGCAGCTGTACACCGCGACGGACGGCGCGGCGAAAAAGGCGTATGTTGTGAACTTCCTCGCCGAGAAGGGCATTCAATTTGATGTGGAAACGATCGATAAGCTGATCGAGGCCGCCGTGCTGCAGCTGCACCACGAGCTGTACGGGAGTGAGCGGGTATGAGCATCATGAAAGCCTCCGAGCTCGTCAGGCGGCATATTGATGTCGCGAAGAATTACAAGACCGTGTATATGTGGGGCTGCTTCGGCTCTCCGGTCACGGATGGGATCATCACTGAGAAGGCAAAGCAATACCCGGACTGGTACGACGCCGCAAAGCAGGCCAGATTCCGCGGGCTGATCGGAAAGGGCTACTTTGGCTTTGACTGCGTGAACCTCACGAAGGGAATTCTGTGGGGCTGGAACGGCAACAAAAATGCCTACCACGGCGGCGCCCGCTACGCCGGAAACGCGGTACCGGACGTCTCCGCAGACGGTATGATCGCCAAGTGCAAGGACGTATCCACATCCGGCTGGGACAAGCTCGTCCCAGGCGAAGGCCTGTGGATGCCCGGCCACTGGGGCCTGTACATCGGAGACGGCTTGGCCGTTGAGTGTACGCCCATTTGGGATAATGGCGTGCAGATCACCGGCGTCGGCAACATCGGCCTCAAGGGCGGCTACAACAGCCGCGTATGGAAAAAGCACGGAAAGCTCCCGTGGGTCGACTACGACACGGAAACCGTCGACAAGGCAGTCGAGGACGCCAAGAAGACCATCAAGGCAAAGGCAGGACTTGCGGACAACACGATCAAATATCTCGCCGACTACAAGTACGGCGATGATCTCCTGAAAAAACTGGCTGCTGCCATGAGATAAAACCTGCCAGGACAGCGGGCCGAAGGGAGTGACAGCAAATAACTGCGCGGCTGGCTCTGCCGAAGGAGCTGGAACACCTCACGCGCAGCGACTGGGAGCGCGTCACTGACGAGGGACTTTTGGACGTGATCGATCAGCAGATCGTGAGACTTTATATCGTGCGCAGGCTCCCGCAGCTGGACGCGGCCGGTGAAATCGGCATCGACCGCAAAACCATCTCCCGCCGCCTGCCGCACATCTACAATACCGCCCGCCGTCTGACACAAGGAAACCCGCCCTGAGCATACGCTCCGGGCGGGCTTTTTTACATTCAAATCATATTTTTTCAGTCGAAGGTTGCTCTGCTGGCATGTTCTGCCGCATATACGCATCGATCCATTTGCGAATCAGTTCATTCGGGGTAGTGCCATTGGCTTTCGCCGTAGCCTTGAAGGTTTCCGCGATCTCCCGCTTGAGCTTGCAGGAGATCACGGACATGTTCTCAGCGTCCCACTTGTTGCGAGCGCGGCGCTGGGTGTCAGTCGGCATAGCATACCTCCCACGCGCAGACGTTCGCCGCATTCAACGCGGCAGAAATCAGCGCTTCGGCGTCCACGCCCAGAACGCCGGAGACGGACCGCAGAACGCCCAAGACATCCTCCGGGGTGTCAACGGACGCATCGTCCATTGTGCCGTCGGAAAATTGCCAGCAGAAGCCGTCAGCCGTCACGGAAAAATACACGCGGCTGCCAAAATCGCCGCAGGACGTGTCGTCGGCCTCGACGGTGACAAGCTGGCCGTTAAGATCGACGACGATACCGCCGGAAAACTGCCAGTAACCTCCGCCATTATTTGCAGTGTCCGGGTTATAGTGGGGATTTGTCTGCGCTCCCCACGCGGAAACGATATTAAACATGTCAGCCATCCTCCGATTTTTTTGTCGTGTTTGT